GAAACGAGAGAGGACTTCATGAGTAGATGTATGTCAGATGACAAGACTACTTCTGAATTTCCTACAACAGAGCAAAGATTAGCTGTATGTAATTCTCAATATAAAAATAAAACAAAGGAGAAATATTCAATGAACGATATTGAAAAAATGGGCGAAGCTATAAAATCTTTGACAGATGTTATCTCGTCTAAAGCAAAAAAACCTGAAATGCAAAAAGTAGCAAGAGCAGAAGATCAATTTGATAATCAAGATGATGCTAGAGATAAAGCAAAAGAAATAGGTTGTGTTGGAACTCACACTATGGATAAAGATGGCGAAACTATTTATATGCCATGTAATACCCATGACTCTTATGAAGAAGCAATTAGTAAAGGTTATGATGATGAGGAAGAAGAAGATAAATATTCATCATCTTATAGAAAACCTAAAAAGAAAAAACCAATGAAAAGTGTTTGCGTCTGCCAAGATGATGGCATATGTCAATGCGATACAGAATTAAAGAAATTAGTTTTTGAATCAGAAATCAAAGCCGAAAGTGATAAAGGAATATTTACTGGTTATGGTTCTATATTTGGAAACGAAGATCAAGGTAATGATATAATGCAGAAAGGTGCTTTTACTAAATCATTAGTAAATAGACCAGTAAGCAAAGTTAAAATGTTATATCAACATAAGACAGATGAACCTATTGGAGTCTTTACAGATATGTATGAAGATTCAAAAGGATTATTTGTTAAAGGACAACTAGCTATGGGTACTCAAAAAGGTCGTGAAGCATACGAACTTTTAAAGATGGGTGCGTTAGATGGTATGTCAATAGGATTTAGAGCAGACCCAGAGAAACAAGGATACAATGAAAATAAGAGAGGAGTAAGAACTCTTAAAGAAGTTGATCTTATGGAAATCAGTTTAGTAACTTTCCCAATGAATGAAAGTGCTTTAATTGAAACTGTAAAAGGGAATGCTAAAAATATTCGAGAGTGGGAGAAAATCTTGCGTGAGGCAGGAAATCTTTCTCGAACAGAGGCGAAGATTGGTGCGAAAGCATTATCTGAATCTTTATCACAGCGAGATGCTGGTGGTGACAGTCAACAATTAGCTGACTTAATAAATAAAGTTGCTAATATAATTAAACAATAAAACCAAAAGGAAATAATATGGACAACAATGAAGTAAAATCTGCTGTTGAAACTCTTGGAAAAACTTTTTCGGCTTTCAAAGAAGCGAATGACGAAAGACTTGCACAAGTTGAATCTAAAGGCAATGCTGATCCAGTAACAGAAGCGAAGTTATCTAAAATCGAAAAAGATATGGATAAATTTGCTGATATGGAAATAAGCATGAAAGCACAAGCTGATGCACAAAAGAAATCTGCAGAGTCAATGGCTAAATTAGAAACTATTATATCAAGACCAGGATTTGCAAACGATTCTAAAATGGAATCAAAGCACGTTCAAATTTTTGATAAATGGTTAAGAAAAGGTAAAGAAAACCTAACTCCAGATGAAGTTAAAGTTCTAACTGTTGGAAACGATACAACAGCTGGTTACCTTGCTCCACCTGAATATGTAAGAGAACTAATTAAAGGAATAGTTGAATATTCTCCAATTAGATCGATTGCTAGAATCAGAAGCACATCGCAAAGAAGTATCCAAGTTCCTAAAAGAACTGGAGAGTTCACTGCACAATGGGTTGCTGAACAAGGTACAAGAAGCGAAACTACTGGATACACAGTTGGTTTAGAAGAAATTGCGGCACACGAAATGTATGCTTTAGTTGATATTTCTGAACAAGAACTTGAAGATTCAGTTTTCAATCTTGAAGCAGAAATGAACTCTGAATTTACAGAGCAATTTGCAAAAGCAGAAGGTGCGGCATTCGTATCTGGAACATCAGTAGGACAACCAGAAGGTATTCTTACTGGCTTACCAGTAACTAGATCACAAACAACAATAAATAACGATTCTCTTGTTGCAGATGATTTAATTAATGCGGCTCACAATGTAAAAGCAGAATATGCTAGAAATGGTTCTTTCATTCTGTCTAGATCAACTCTTGCGGCAGTTAGAAAAATGCAAGATGGTGAAGGACAATATGTTTTCCAACCAGGTGTATATGCTATGGGCGTTGGTTCTAATATTTTAGGACACCCTATTGTTGAGTGTACTGACATGCCAGCTATTGCTAATGCAAGTGTTCCAGTAGTTTTTGGTGACTTCAGAAGAGGATATATGATTGTTGATAGAACTGTTTTATCAATTATGAGAGATCCTTTCACACAGGCTTCGTCAGGTAATGTAAGATACATTGCTAGACGTAGAGTTGGTGGTCAAGTTATTCTTGATGAGGCTTTAACTAAAATTACTGTTCAGTAATTAATATTAATAATAATAAGGAGAATAAAAAATGTTTGATTTAAAAAACAACATTGAACTTGTTGAATGTTTAAATGCTATCGTTAAAGCCGCAGATACTAATGCGGCTGGAGTTGATACATTAGGCGGAAACAGTGCAATGGCAATGGTTAATGTAGGTGCTCCAGGAGTTACTTTCAGTAGCACTGTTAAGGTTGAATTGATACTACAAGATAGTGCTGATAATACAACCTTTGCGGCAGTTACTAATAATGCTCATGTTACTGGTGGTACTGTTGGTGGTACTGGTATATGGCAAGTAATTGATGCAGATGGCGATTGTAATGCTGTTTATGGTATTGGTTATGTTGGACCAAAAAGATACTTTAGAGTTGTACTTGATTTTACAGGTACTCACTCTACTGGTACTATTTTTGGTGTAACAGGTGCTAAAGGTAACTTACTTCATGCTCCAGGAGCAGAAGGTGCTAATCTATAATTTAATTTATAGATAATAAAATTATCTTAGGATAATATTTTTTGGGGGAGGAAAGCGAGAGTGGAACTTCCCCAAGATACTAAAAATTTACAAAGGAGAAAAATATGAAAATAAAAATGAAAGAAACAAAAATAGCTAGTGCTAATCAATTTGGTTCATTAACTATGACTTATGAAAAAGATAGTGTGCATGATATGAGTTCAGAATGGCAAATGAAATTAGCTACCAACTTTATCAATAATGGTAAAGCTGAATCAGTAGCAAAAGAAACAACTAAAAAAGTTGTAACTGAAATGGAAACTAAAGTAGAAAAAAAAGAAAAGAGTATTCTTAAAAAAGTTTTCGGTAAAAAAAAATAAGGATTAAACAATGAGTGGATTAAAAATAGATACAGCTTGGTCAACAAATGTAGTTAGCATTGCTGACTTTAAATTATTTGCAAGAATTGATAGTTCTGATACATCAGAAAACGCACTCATTGAATCTCTAATATTTTTAGCACAAGATATGGCAGAAGCCTATACAGGTAGAGCAATAACACAACAAGATTTAACTTTGTTATTAGATAGATTACCTTTTTACTCTGATTTAAAATTAAGAGAAGGAATTTATACAGCACCAGATTTAGAAAGTAATTCAAACTTTATTGTATTACCAAAACCAAATTTAGTTTCAGTAACTCATGTTAAGTATTATAATAATAGTAATGTAGCATCAACTTTTGCTTCTTCAAATTATTATGTAGATACAACAAGTGAGCAAGGTAGAGTAGTTTTAAAAACTGGAACGAGTTGGCCGACTGCTTCTGAATTAAGAAATGCTAATGCTTATGAAATAAAATTTAGAGCAGGATATGGTAATGCGGCAAGTGATGTACCAAAGCCTTTAGTACAAGGAATTAAAATGTTAGCTTTACATCTTTATGAAAATAGAGAGATAGCTACAAGTATGAATGTTAATCTAATACCTAATACAGTAGGAATGCTATTTAAACCATATAAGGTTTTAAGATTAAATAACTTTTTAGGAGCATAAAATGTCAGTATCAAGAGTAGGTAAAACTAAAAATTTAATTACTTTGCAGAATGCTGTTCTATCTACTGATAGTATGGGTGGTTTTACTACTGCTAGAACTACTTATGTTACTGCTTACGCAAAGATGACACCAAAAGGTGGCAAAGAAATATTTTCTGATAAGACAGGGCGACAAATAGAAAACCCACACACATACGAGTTTCTTATAAGGTTTAATGGTACTAAAAATGCTATAACTACAAATATGAGAATAAAATTTGGAACTAGAACTTTTAATATAGTTAAGATTAATGATGAGAATGATAATAATAATTATATTACTTTAGAAGCTATTGAAGATGTGGCGAACTAATG